AGTAGTGTGCTCCACCTAATACCTATAAAACAAAATGCATCATAATACTTTATATTTTCCCCAACCACCCACCCATCATTGATGCTGTTTGCCCCCACCCCTATTTACAATCCCACCCCAAACTTTATATTGCCCCACCACCCTTATCCTAAAGTGTGAATATATAATCTACTAATTGGTTATAATTGTTGATTAAAAAGATAAATGATTTAGTTAAATTAATGTAATTACAAAGATATCCCAAACCTAGCCAAAAATTCCCTAGCAGCAGAGCTAACATTAGCTTTCTTCCAGCCCAGTGATGAGACAACAGAAAGAGCAGCATTGATCTCATTATACTTCTGTTGTGTCCATTGAGCTGCATCCAATCCAGCATATTTCTGCCTCATAGTTTTCTCTAGATATTTAGCCTCCATCATTTTCTTCTGAACTTTGTATATTCCAATTGCAAGGGGGTAGAATTTGAAAGTCTCCAGGAACATTTCAGTACCTGGGAAAAAGGAGAGATAAACCTCTGGTCCATCTTCCCATGTGATTCCGTTCGATGCAGCTATAGGGTTTATGATTTTTGACCTAATAATTGCTTGTTCAGGTGCCGATACAGTCAAATATCTTTCAAGCAAGTATCTTGCTAGATAGCCACTTACTCTATGAAGTGTGAATGAATCATCGAGGATTGGACTGTTCCGGTTTCCAGGAAAATGTGTATTAACCACAGGAATTCTCCAGCCTCCAAAGTTAAGAACAATCGATTGTTCACTTCTCTTAGAGAGAGTATCTTTGGATCTCTTCCCATTGAGATAGAAGATTCTAATATTGTCGTAATTAAGCCCTGTTGTGTTTGTACGTTTAAAAGTAGCATATTGGAGCTCCGGGTTAAATGTACTTGTTGCATTTTGAGCAACATCAAAGAATTCAATTTCAGCCATTGGTATGTAGTGTGGAGTACACTACT